TCTAAAGATTTTTTAAATAAGCTTAATGTAATCTTTAATCTATCTGCTCCAGGAGCAGCAAAATTATTATATCCCTGAGAATTATCATTCAAACTTTCATCAATATCAGCATTAATTATTTGTTCATTAACAAATAAACCAATTCTATAACTAGGTGTTGTTCCATATTGATCAAGAATAAGAGTTTCTTGTGCAACTCCTACAAATTGACCATGAACAAAATATACACCTTCTTGAATTTGGAAAGAAGATCCTGTTATAGCAGAACCATTACTAACGGTAACACTAAAAGGAGCTCCTGGAGCAATTGTTGTATTTCCTAATAATCCAGAAGAAATTGTTGTATTACAAACCAATTCTTCACCATCAAAAAATTCTTGAGTAGAATTGTTAGTTGTACTTGAATTTAAGTAGTTAATATAAAGTGTAAGTTGACCACGTTCAGAATCTTCAGGTAATAAAAGATTATCTACAATAGCAGCAACTCCAGATCTTTGTCCTGTAATCTTTGTTCCAATTAATTGGTCAGCATATGCAGATACGGGAACACCTTGATAATTATTCTGTATTTGAATACCATAATAAATCTGATTATATCCAGTATTTCCAGGAATTACTTTAGCACCTTCTTTAAAAAAGTGCTGACCAAATTTTTCAATTTGATTTTGCAGTATAGATTGAAGAGTTGTTAACTCTCTTGCCTGAACAGGAAATCCTGGTTTAAATAAGACACGATAAAAATCATCTGATGAATCATAATCATCAAAATATGGTGCTACATTTAAATTTGTCTGTTGTGGCATGATTTCTTAGAACTGCAATACTATTTTAATATCTTCTTTTTGGTTAACAGACCTAGTAATAGCGGGTCTATTATCAACAAAAATAATGTTACCACTATGTTTCTTAACCTCTGGATTAGAAACACCATCCGTAAAAGTTTGACCAAGATAATATGTGATATTATTTATTACAGTAGATATACCTGTAAATCCATTATCAATTTGCAATGTAGACCCAGTTGTCGGAACAATTTCTAAATTACCACCACTTCCTGGAGAACCAGTAAATGCATTTAAATTATATCCATAAGTTGGGTTTGTTTGTGCAGTTCCAACAGTATTAAATCCTGCAAGAGTTCTATCCTGCCAAAACTTTAATACTCCTGTTTTTTCATCATAGTTAATAACTCTTCCTTGAGCTGTTGATCCAGCAGCAATTGTTTGATTAAAATAACTATCTGCACTAAATGTAGCAGAACTGTAACCAGAACCAGCTAATCTTAAAGCATTTGTTGCACTTGCTTTATCTGCTGTTAACAAAGCAGTAGAATCAAATTTTTGAGGGTTTTCTACTAACCCAACCCTTGCAATTTGGTTACCAGTAACAAAATCTGGGTTTTCATTATCATTTTCAATTCTAGAATATATGAGAACATTCATTGCTCCCAATTCCCTATAAATGTCTGATCCATGACCACCTTGAGGTGGAATAATAACATCAAAAGTAGGAATAGTGGTTCCAGTTGGAACACCACCATCATCCAAAGCTACACTACCATAAGTGTATCCTGAACCTTGTTTAGA